ACGTTGTGCTTTGTTTATCGTATTTTTTGTACGAGCATTATCGTCAAGTACAGCACTAAGTCCTATGCTGTTAATATTTTCAGGTCTGCTACCCCATATTTTTAAATTTCTAAAATACTTTGCTGATTTTGATGCTGTACGTTTGGCAAAAATTTGAGCTGTTATATCTTGTGCTTGATTAGTGCGCCCTGACATTACAGCTTCGTTTTGTCTAAATTCTAAAGCACTATTTTCTGGATTAAGTGTCGTTAACGATTTATTTCTACGTCTACCTTCTTGATCATAAAATTCCATAACTTCAGTTTTTGATGCATTAACACTATCTAGCGCATCATAGACATCTCCAGAATCATGTGGGAATAAAATTAAATATCTATCATAACCAGAAATTAATTGCTTATCTTCAGCATTTTCAAATAATGAATTAATTGATGCTGTTATACTGTCTTCACTTGTTTCTAAAACTTCATGTACTAGTCTTCCTGATGCAGATATATCAGTTTTTACTTGATCAACGCCATCTTTAAATGCAACTTCAGAATAAATTACTGCTCGACATGAATACTTACTACCAGATCCGTCAACATCAAACTCTACATTAGTAATCATTATAGGAAGATAACTCGGTACAATTTCATTTGCAGTTAGATTACCTAGTGCATCATAACCTGCAAATTCTATCTTTAGACAAAATGGTAAGTTTTGGAAACTGCCGAATTTTAATTCCTTTGCACTCTCTCTAATTACTTCTAAAAACTGTCCCATTGAATACGGTTCAATAATATCAAACGTTACAGCCGTGCCTAATGTTATGCCAGTGTTTTGATTAGGAGCTACAGCAGATTCAATATTTACATTGTCAATAAAGAATTCCATGTGTCCGCCTAAATCTTCTTCCATTTGAGTTTGCATTTTTATATCTGTCTGGCCACCTCCTGATTTACATATGATGCGCTGTAGTCCGTTTTTAACATATTCATCTGGAAAGTTTAGTTCTTTAGGAGATAAGATTCCTAACGAAATAATATAATTGTAACTATTATACTCTCTTAATTTATTACCTAATTTTCTTGATCCATCTGAGCCAGATTTAAGTGGAATGTTTAATTTTGTTAAAACTGATTCTACTGCACTATAATTTGCTGTTAAATCATTTGTTATATTTTCTATTTTTTGGAATGCCTTTGTTGCAAATGCCTCAACATCAGGATTTACCCAGTCTGAAGGATTATACAATTTAATATTTTGTGTGCCACCGAATGCACCTAGCGTTTGACCAAATGTCTTTGAAATAGCATTGCCAAATACACCGCCTAAACCTACATTATTAAGCACATTTAATTTATTGCCAATTACATTAGAAATTGCAGCGCCTGCAAGACCTTTTGCAATATCTTGAGGACTAGATTTAGCAAGTTGAGTGGCAGAATTAATTAAATTTACTCCTGCTGATAATTTTCCTAGCGGAGAGCTTGTGTTTGATAATGTGTTAAAAGAACTTACTGTATTCATTAACGGACTTGTTGCACCAAATGAATTTAGAACACTAGACAACGGAGTTGTAATATTACTAATAGAAGTAGGAACACCGGGAATTGCAACATTAGTTGCATAACCCATTCTTTTACTAATTTGGTCAACTCCTAAGTTTCCAAACTGAGAATTTATTGCTGTGTTTAGACTGGGTATTTTTCCAGCTAATGCAGACACGCCAGCTGCGGCAACAATAGACGTTGCATTTAAGCCTGCTATTGTATTTGGCAATTTTGGACTTATTGTTTTTTTAGCAGAATCAACTAACGATTGTACTGCATTGATATTAGGATCAGTAGCGGTTACTGTTGTTGCTAAAAATTTACTATTTTCATCAGTAAGCTCACCTAGCGAAAGATTTAAGTTTGAACCTATAGAACTTTTTAAGCCGGTTGCTGTTTTATTTTTTATACTATTTGCACTTACTGCTTGAGTAACTGTTGATATACTTTTTGATGCATTGGTTACAGCAAGAGCACTAACTGCTAAATTTAGTAAATTCTTTGCCATTTAGATTCCTAAGCTTTTTTGTAAATTATTACCTTGCGGAAGATATATTTTTGTTCCTGCTACAAAATCAAATATTGGATCTTTTAATATGTTCATATTTCTTTGTGCAAATACCCACCAAAGATCTTTTGACCCATACAAATCGTTTGCTAATAGATCAGGTCTATATGTGTAAACGTTTGTAATTTCATATAATATATCAGTTGGTGATGACGGAACTGGTCTTGGAGTAAAAATATCTAAATAACCTGATGCTGTAACTTCCGTTGATCCATAAAAACTAAGCGTTGACATTAAATAAATCCTTCTTGTTTTCCAACTAAGTTACCATTTGCAAAATCTTGTAGACTAAATCCTGCTACAGAACGTCTTGCATAATTTGGTGCTACTTGTACAGTAATTGTTGATTGTGTAGGTACATAATTTTCACTAGGTCCAGCAGCAGTAGGAATAGTGCAAGGAATATAATCTACATCTGCTGGTAAATCTGTAGTAAAACTTGTAATTAAAACTGGTACGTTATTCATTACATACTTTCCGTATCCATTAAGTCTAGACATCGGCGGTGGTTTTCCGTTGTCAGCACCATCTCCGTAAAACATCTTTGTCATTGTTCTTAAAAAATGTATACACGCTAACCAATATCTTGCATCGTCTTCGTTTTCAGTAAAGAAATCGCCATTAATAGTAATAGTATCAACTTGGCTATTTTGATATGCATAAAAAGGATAATTAGAATGTGTAGGAGTAATTGTAGAATAGTTTGCACTATGCCCTAAAATTATAGTAGGAGTAAACGGAAATATCATTTTGTTTTGTGAATTTTTTAGCGGAGCTAAAACTTCACTATTATCATTAAGAAACATAGTTGGAACTTGTAAACTAACTCGCCAATCATCTGGTCTATCATCAACTGGACCTTGTACATTAGCAGTTTTCTTACGCAAAGGATTTGCGCCAGCAGCAAGATTACCTAATCTCTTCTGAACTGCGTCAAATTCGCCTGTATAAGAATTAGTCATTTGTTGTCCTATATTTTCATTTATACTCATATTTGTTTCCTTACTATACTATTTAGTTGACAAAATTAACAGAGTATATTATACTAATATTAACAAGGAATGATACATGCGCAAAAGAAATTACCTAAATAACAAAGATCTATTATTAGAAATACATAGATCAAAAAACAGCTTTAATAGCTTCGTAGATGTCGATTATCATCAGTTTGATATTATTTTATTAAGCACTGATGCTATTAATATTAGAACAATTGCAGAAGCAAAACGTAACAAAGCAAAAAGACTGTCAACTGAAGATTACGAAACTCGTAAAATGGCAGGCGAAAAGGTGAAACAAGCAGATTGCGAAATTGATTATAGAACAATCACTAAAGAAGAACTAATCTTTCGAGTTATGACATTTGATCATATTCCAGAAGAGCCTGGTCGTAAGAAAAATCCAAAAACTATTGCTGACACAAAAACAAAACTTAACTTTCCTCCTTTTAAACATTATAAATTTAACGAAGATGGTGAATTAGTTTGTGTAGGTAAATCACACTGGGAAGGTGGACTAGAAAATGGTAATTTTTCTAAAACACACGGTACAGCAACTAATAAACTTGCAATGATGTGGATGAAGTTAGTCGATCGTTATGCTACAAGAGGTAATGTTCGTGGTTATACCTACAACGACGAAATGAAGGGTCAAGCAATACTACAACTTTCACAGATTGGCCTACAGTTTGACGAATCTAAGTCAAACAATCCGTTTGCATATTACACAGCAGCAGTTACTAACTCATTTGTGCGTGTAATTAACTTAGAAAAACGTAATCAAAACATTCGAGATGACATTCTAGAGATGAACGACTTAAAACCAAGTCATACTAGATTACATGAAGGTGAATGGGAAGCTGCAATTAGACGAAACGAAGAAGCAGATCCTACAGCATTTACTAAGAAAAAATAGTTTGACATCTTAATACTTTCCTGTTATACTTAAAAGAAAAGCGGAGTCTATAGTTGTTTAAAAAAGCGGCAGTATTTACTGACATACATTTCGGTCTGAAAAGTAACAGTAAAATGCATAACCAAGACTGTGAAGATTACATCGATTGGTATATAAAAACTGCAAAAGAGCATGGTTGTGAAACTGCGCTTTTTTGCGGTGATTGGAATCACAATCGAAACAGCCTAAACTTAACTACTATGGATGCAGGCATTCGCAGTTTAGAAAAGGTTGGTGCAGCGTTTGATAACTTTTACATGTTTGCTGGTAATCACGACTTGTACTACAAAGATAAACGTGATGTAAAATCTACTGAATTTGCAAAACACATACCAGGCGTTACTGTTATTGACGAAATATGGGAACAAGACGATGTTGCGTTAGTTCCTTGGTTAGTCGGTGACGAATGGAAAAAGATGTCTAAGATTAAAAGCAAATATTTGTTTGGACATTTTGAACTGCCAAGCTTTTACATGAATGCGATGGTACAGATGCCCGATCACGGTGAGCTAAAAGCTGATCACTTTAAGCATCAAGAGTATGTGTTTTCAGGACACTTTCACAAGCGGCAAAAACAAGGACATGTACATTACTTAGGTAATGCATTTCCGCATAATTATGCAGATGCTGGCGATGATGCACGTGGTATGATGATCCTTGACAAAGAAAACAATGCTGAGCCGTTGTATATTAATTGGGATGATTGTCCAAAGTATAGAAATACAACACTAAGCAAATTATTAGATCCAACAAGTGGATTAATTAAACCTAAAATGCATCTACGTGTTACACTAGATATTCCTATTAGTTTTGAAGAAGCAGGACTTATTAAAGAAACATATATAAGAGATCACGGATGTAGAGAAATAACCTTAATCAGTCAAAGACAAACTGAAGAAATGAATACAGATTTAGACATTAGTCAAATGGCAAGTGTAGATCAAATTGTATCAAGTGAAATAAGCGAATTAGACACAGAACAGTTTAGCAAAAAAATGCTGCTGGATATTTACAACGGTTTAGAATGATAAAAATTAAAGACTTAACAGTTAAAAACTTTATGAGTGTAGGTAATGTAAGTCAAGGTGTTGACTTTGACCAACAAAGCCTTACACTCGTGCTTGGCGAAAACTTAGATCAAGGAGGTGACGATTCGGGTTCCCGTAACGGTACAGGTAAAACAACAATCATTAATGCATTGTCATACGCTTTGTACGGCCAGGCACTGACCAACATTAAAAGAAACAACCTTATTAATAAAACTAATAGTAAGGGAATGTTGGTCACGCTATCCTTTGACAAGAACAATATAGAATACAGGATTGAGCGAGGACGCTCTCCAAATATTCTTAAGTTTTATGTCAATAATACCGAGCAAATAGAAGAAGATGAATCACAAGGCGATAGTCGTAAAACACAAGAATCTATTTCAGAATTATTAGGTATGAGTCACGATATGTTTAAACATATTGTTGCACTTAATACATATTCTGAACCATTTTTAAGTATGCGAGCTAACGATCAACGTGCTATTATTGAACAATTATTAGGTATTACAATTTTAAGTGAAAAAGCAGAATCTCTTAAAGAAGAAGTTAAAAGGACTAAGCAAGCAGTATCTGAAGAAACGTTTAAAATACAGGCTATTGAATCATCTAATCAAAAAATACAAACTACAATCGATAGTTTACAGAAGAATCAACGTGCATGGAATGCAAAAAATAATAGTGATATCGAAAAACTTAAGACAGCAATCGAAGAACTTGAAAAATTAGACATTGAAGAAGAACTAATTGCACACGAAAAGCTATCAAATTGGACTGAGCATAATAATTCTATACTTGCTCTTAAAAAAGAATTAAGCACATTAGAACCTGCATTAATACGTGCAGACAAAAGTGTAGAAAAAGCAAATAAAGATATCGAAGAATTAGAAGATGCAATGTGTTACACATGTGGTCAAGAACTACACGCAGATAAAAAAGCTGAGATTGCAGAGCGTAAATCTAAAGAATTAGAAGATGCATTAGCATATCAAAAAGAAATTACTAAAAAAGTAACAGACGTTGCTGTTGATTTAGATATAATTGGTGATATAAACGGTAGACCTACTACATTTTACGAAGCTGCAAAAGAAGCTTACGAGCATAGAAATAATGTTGAAAATTTACAAAGTACATTAAAAAACAAAGAGATAGAATTTAATCCATACGATGCACAAATTGATGAGTTAAAAGCAACTGCATTGGTTGAGCTTGATTGGTCTATTATAAATCAACTTACTGAACTACAACAGCATCAAGAATTTTTACAAAAACTACTTACAAATAAAGATAGTTTCATACGTAAAAAAATTATTGATCAAAACTTAACATATTTAAATAACCGATTGACACATTATCTAGGTGTGTTAGGTTTACCACATCAAGTACAATTCCAAAATGACCTAAGTGTTGAAATTACACAACTAGGACAGGACTTAGACTTTGACAATCTAAGCAGAGGTGAACGAAATAGACTTATTTTAGGGTTATCGTTTGCATTCCGTGATGTTTGGGAAAGCTTATATCAAAGTATTAACTTACTATTCATTGATGAGTTAATTGATTCAGGAATGGATAGTGCAGGCGTTGAAAATTCAATTAGTGTATTGAAAAAGATGACTAGAGAACGTAAGAAAAACATCTTCCTCATATCTCACAAAGATGAGCTAGTTGGAAGGGTAAACAATGTATTAAAAGTTGTTAAAGAAAACGGCTTTACATCATATGCAAACGATTTGGAAATAGTAGAATGAAAATTAAACTCGGAGTTAGAGGTAGTAAACTTGCATTAGCGTATGCAGACATTGTTAAGCGTAAAATTAACTCAGTAGGTGATTATGACGTTGAAGTTATAGTAATTAAAACCGATGGTGACATATATGCCAAAAAGAATATCGCAGAAATCGGCGGTAAAGGTGTATTTGTTACTAAAATTGAACAACAATTATTAGACGGCAACATTGATATTGCTGTACATAGTTTTAAAGACCTTCCTAAGGATCTACACGACGATACAGACATATTTGCTGTTATGAAACGTCACGATCCGCGTGATGCTGTTATCGGAAACTTAGTTGATGGTTGTAAAATAGGCACAAGTAGTCCTAGACGTAAATTACAACTTGCAAAGATGTTTCCCAACAGTGAAATACTTCCAATACGAGGTAATATTGACACAAGAATACAAAAAGTTCGAGACAATGAGTACGATGCTACAATTTTAGCAATGGCAGGTCTTGACACCATGGATTTAGGTCATGAAATAAGTAAGGTATTGGCATTAGAAGAATTAGTGCCAGCTGTTGGACAGGGTGTTATTGCTGTCCAAACTAAAAAAGATGTAGAAATAAACTTTTTAATGGATCAAATCAACCATTTAGAAACATATCAATGTGCAATGGCTGAAAGACAGATGTTAAAGGTGATAGACGGAGATTGTGATACTGCAATCGGATCTATCACAAATGTATGTGGAACTTTGTTAACTATTAGTGCATGGAATTATGAAAATAATTCCAGCTGTAAAGTAGAAGGCTTATTGTCTGATTACAATGCACTAGGTTTAGCAGCAGGATCCGCTATAAAATGAACGAAGATAACAATCATGAAGAATTAATTGAGGCATACCTTGCCTATTTTAAAGCAAACGAATGGTGGGAAACAAAACACTCAGTTCGTGCGTATTCTTCAGTCCAAAAGGCACTTAGAGATATCCGAAAAATAGCAAAAGATCGAAATACTGAAGTAAGGCTACAACAAAGGCAATTCAAAATCAATAATAAAGGCGAAGACTTTAAGAAGAGATAAACATTGTATGAATTGGACATACAAAGGTAATGAAGTTACAGAAATACCAAATGAGTATGAAGGCTTTGTTTACTTAATAACCAATTTAACCGATGACCGCAAATACATAGGCAAAAAACTAGCAAAATTTAAAACTACTAAGCCACCTTTAAAAGGCAAAAAAAATAAAAGGCGTGGAACTAAAGAAAGCGACTGGAAAACTTATTGGGGATCCAGTGATAGGCTAAACGAAGACGTACAAAACTTAGGCATAGAAAAGTTCACAAGAGAAATACTATATTTTTGTAAAAGCAGAGGCGAAATGTCTTACTTAGAGGCAAGAGAGCAGTTTAATAGGCGAGTTTTAGAAACGGACGAATATTATAACGGTATAATAAACGTGCGTGTAGGCGGATCAAATATCCTTAGAGAAAATTTAAAGGCACATCAGGACACTATTTAAAAACCAAAATCCAGCCGAGATAATGCTCGTTGCCGGTGGAGTGGTTAAGTCCAACAGGCTGTATGCTACGAAAACCCCTTAGCACTAGGAACGAAGCGGGGGATAGCGCATGTTGCGCGATGTCGACGTAGGTTGGGAGAGGTCAGAGCCCAGTAGCAAAGTCAAATACCTATTTCCAATGTCTCGGCTATGATACTCACATGAAGATATCTTCGAG